GAATTAAGAGACGCAGAAGTATTACAGAATAGATTGCAACTCTTACAAGATGTCGATCAGTTCGTTGGTCAATATTTCTCTAAAAAGTGGATACAGAAAAATGTTCTGTATCAAACTGAAGAGGAAATTGAAGAAATCGAACAGGAAATCGCTGGTTCCGATGATATGGGTGGTGATGACGAAGAAGATTTTGAGAGCACTGAACCAGAAAATAAAGACGACAATAAAAATGTTGTCAATATTTCGGGTGTGCAAGATTTATAAATATATGTTAGGAGAATAGAGACATGAGTGATCAAACAACACAAGACGCAGTCGGTTATGCAATGAGTGGTGATGCAGCAGGGTTTAAGTCCGCTGTTAGCGATATCTTGACAGCAAAGATTAGTGATGCTATCGAAGTGAAGAAAATGCAAGTTGCTACGAATTTCATGTCGTCAGGAAACGAAGAAGTTGTAGGGGAAACCGATGGCGATTAAATCTTTTAAAAATTATTTCCAAGAAGCATCGGCAGCAGACCTCACTGGGGTTAAAGTCGATGACATGGAAAATATACTCGAACCTCGAGCAGAGGGGGAGAAGGAGTTTAAAAATGCTCACGAAATACAAAAACATGATTATCCAGCGGATGTTGATGCTCAGTTCAAAGGCACAATCACTACTGCTGTCAGCGGTGGCGAAAGTCAAACAGTTGACCAAGGATCTAGTGAAGTTAATCAACCTTCAGGTGGAGGCGATTCTAGTCGCTCTTCGGATAAAAAAGAAGGTGATACCAGTCCGCAAGCAGTCAAAGAAGAAGTCGAGTTCATCGACGAAGGCAAAGTCTTCGACGCACTCAAAAAAATCATCAGCGAAAAAAGTGCCCAAAAAGTAAAGTTTGCGAATGGGCAGTCTGTAAGAGTTGATATGACTTCTGCCAATGCTCTGGTTAAGATGATGGAAAAGTTAAATCCACGAAATCAGAAGAAAGCAATGGAAGTCTTGGAAAAGTCTCCTGAAGGTATGCTAAAACTTCTTGATGTAGCATTCGGAGGCAAGTAAATGGCGATCAAAGTTCTTGCAAACACTGTATCATTGGGAACAGCATCAAATGTCTGGAATGCTACTGCAGTTCGTATTTCTAACGACGGCACTGCAAGAACGATTGTTGTAGCAAATACTGCAACGCCAGATGATTCTGGTCAGCATGGTAATTATCCAGGAGGGCAGGTTTCCATTCGGATGAATGCAAACGCAACAATAACGATCCGTAAGAGACCGCAGGATACGATCTCAACATCATCAGGTGGTGGCGTCTATGCGGACAAAGTAGCAGAGGTGTCAACATGAAACTGATTTGCGAAGTCAATGAAGAAGTTAAATACATCGCTGAAGCAAAAGAAGATGGAACTAAAAACTATTTCATCGAAGGTATCTTCATGCAAGGAGATATCAAGAATAGAAATGGTAGAATGTATCCAGCAGATGTGCTTGAGCGAGAAGTAAAAAGATATTCGAAAGAATATATCGATAAGAAACGTGCATATGGAGAATTGGGTCACCCATCTGGTCCAACCATTAACTTGGAGCGTGTTTCTCATATGATTCAATCACTTGAGAGAGACGGTTCTAATTTTATCGGTAAAGCAAAAATTATGACCGAAACACCATACGGTAAAATTGTAAAATCTTTGATGGATGAAGGTGCTACATTAGGTGTTTCTTCTCGTGGTATGGGCAGTTTGAAAGCAGGTAAGGGTGGAGTTGCTGAAGTGCAGAAAGATTTTTATCTTGCCACTGCTGCCGATATTGTTGCAGATCCATCTGCCCCCGATGCTTTTGTAGAAGGCATCATGGAAGGTAAGGAATGGGTGTGGGACAATGGTGTTATTCGTGAAAAGACTATCGCTGATTACGAAAAACACATTAACACTGCATCTCGTGCAGAATTGGAAGAGGCAAAACTAAGGGTCTTTAAAGACTTTTTGAGTAAACTCTGAAAATTATAAATAGAATGTAAATGATAAATAACTTGTTACAAAGGAGTATATCCAATGTCAGATAAAGAACTTGAAGTGCAAGAGGAAGAAATCCTTGAGTCGCAAGATGCAGAGCAACTCGAAGAGTCTCCAAAAGCACCGAAAAAAGAAAGTGTGAAAAACACTAAAAAAGAAGAAGAAGATATGGAGTCTGATGAAGAAGAAGACGACATGGAAGATTCTGAAGAAGAAGGCGATGATGACGACGAAGAGGAAGCATCAGAGTCTAAAAAGAAATCTGTTAAAGAATCTGCCGCACCTAAAACTAAGGCAGGCATGATTCAGGCAATGATGGACATCGTCTCAGGCATGAAGCGTGACGAAATCGCTGCATCGTATGATAAGATCACTTCTGCAATGCATGGTGACGAAGAAGACGAAGAAGAAGCAACTGAGTCTAAAAAGTCTGTCCGTGAAGTTAAGAAAGTCACTAAAGAAGATATCAATGTCAAAGAAGACGTTGCTGCAATCTTCAATGGTGAAGATCTTACTGAAGACTTCACTGCTAAAGCAACAACCATCTTCGAAGCAGCAGTCCTGTCTAAAGTAAACGAAGTGCTGGAATCAGTTACCGTTGACTTTGAAGCAGAACTGGAAGCAGAAAAGAGCAGCATCCAAGAAGATCTGTCTAAGAAATTGGACGACTATCTTGAATATGTCGCTGAAGAGTGGATGAAGGAAAACGAATTGGCAGTTGAACAGGGTGTTCGTGCTGAAATCGTTGAGAACTTCATGGTTGGTCTGCGCAACTTGTTCGCTGAAAACTATATCGACATTCCTGAAGAGAAAGTTGATTTGGTTGACGAACTTGCTGCAAAGGTTGGCGAACTCGAAACTGCAGTCAACGAAGAAATGGAAAAGAATATCGAACTCCGCAAGGAACTTACTGAGTCTAAGAAAGAGTCTGTTATGCGTGATGCATCTAAAGACTTGACTGAATCTCAGATCATTAAGTTGAAGTCTCTTGCTGAGGGTGTAGATTTTGAAAGTGAAGAGGACTTTCAAACCAAAATTGATACCATCAGAGAAAACTACTTTGCTGAAGCAGTTGCATCTGATTCGGGAAATCTAGATGATGAACCTCTTGAATTCGCTGGCAATGATGTAGATCAAGCAGTGGCGGATCCTGGAATGCAGGCATACATGTCGGCAATCTCAAGATCCATTAAGAAATAACTTTTTATAAATAATACTACAATAGGTTAAAAACCGAAAGGAGAAACCAAAATGCAAACTGATGCACTTATCTCAAAGTGGCAACCAGTGCTTGAGCATCCCGATCTAGATCCGATTAAAGATGCCCACAAGCGTTCGGTTACTGCAACTCTACTCGAAAACCAGCAAATCGCTGCACGGGAGCAGGCAGCACAGCAGGGAGGCGCACATGGCACTTCACTGTTGGGCGAAGCAGCACCTGTAAACGCAACTGGCGCAAGCATCGATAACTTCGATCCTGTGCTGATTTCACTGGTTCGTCGTTCTATGCCAAACCTCATCGCTTATGATGTTGCTGGCGTTCAACCAATGACTGGTCCAACAGGTCTGATCTTTGCGATGAAATCTCGCTATTCTGGTCAGTCTGGCACCGAAGCACTCTTCAATGAGGCAGACTCTACCTTCTCAGCATCTGCTGCTGGTAACACTGCTTCTCAGTTGGTTGCTAACGGTTCTGCTGGAACTTCACAGTCTGGCACTGATCCTAACGATCGTGCTTCTGGTTCTGGTTATACTGTTTCAACTGGTATGTCAACTGCTTCTGGCGAAGCACTTGGTGATGGCACTCAGAATGCCTTCAACGAGATGGCATTCAGCATTGATAAGATCTCTGTAACTGCCGTTACACGTGCTCTTAAAGCAGAATACACCATGGAACTGGCACAGGATCTGAAAGCGATCCACGGTCTTGACGCTGAGCAGGAACTTTCTAACATCTTGTCTAGTGAGATCCTTGCTGAAATCAACCGTGAAGTTATCAGAACTATCAACTACTCTGCTGTTGCAGGTGCTCAGAAGAACACCACTACTGCAGGAACTTTCGACCTTGACACTGATTCAAATGGTCGTTGGTCTGTTGAGAAGTTCAAAGGTCTGATGTTCCAGATCGAGCGTGATGCCAACGAAATTGCGAAAGCAACTCGTAGAGGCAAGGGTAATGTTATGATCACTTCTTCTGATGTCGCTTCTGCGCTTCAAATGGCAGGTGTTCTTGACTATACTCCAGCACTGTCTAACAACCTTCAGGTTGATGACACTGGCAACACTTTCGCAGGTGTTCTGAATGGTCGTATCAAAGTATACATTGACCCATACTTCTCAGATTCTACCAACAACTACTACACGATTGGTTACAAAGGCACTAATGCTTTTGATGCTGGTCTTTTCTACTGCCCATACGTGCCTCTTCAGATGGTTCGTGCGGTTGGTGAAAACACCTTCCAACCAAAGATCGGATTTAAGACTCGCTACGGCATGGTCGCTAATCCTTTCGCAACCAACGATGGCAACGGTGTTGCTGCTCGCTTGGGTAGTGGTGATGGTAACATCTACTACAGACTTACTAAGGTCGCAAACCTTATGTAATAAAAAGAGTAAGGGTTTAACTTACCGAAACTTGGGGGAGCGCAATGCTCCCCCTTTTTTTTGTGCCTAAATATATTGCAAGGTTATAGGAGCGAAGATGGCACTGCAAGGCACACAACCAGAGAATAAGAGTTTCTTATCCCCAATTGGATTCCAGTTTGGTATCCAAAAACTTCCGCATGTCAACTATTTCTGCACTGCTGCAGGAATCCCAGATATTAGTCTTGGGCAGGTTGATACTATT